CACTTACTGCAGTCCAGCTAAATGGATTCGAATAACCAACCAATGTGCCAGGAAGAGTAGGAAGAGCGGCGTTTACAGAGTAAACAACCATTCTTGCAGTACCAATGTTACCAATATCCTTAGCAACCAACAGGCGAACAGAAGTAAGATTTCCTGTAGCAGTTGCAGTAATCGTTTGACCATGGCCATAGCCAGCTTCAAAGTTTAAGCGACCACCCATTGAATCATTGTTAACTAAGTAGCTAACGATAGATGGGGCTGGAGCCGAAATAACATTCGACCAAGTTCCACCACCCAAGATCTTAGGAGAATTTGATCCTCCGTTTAGAGGTCTCCAGATAGTGAGAGATTCGATCCAGTAGTATGGAAGTCCAGTATCAAGAGTGATACGGATATCGCCATCTTTATTGCCAACAGTTGGGAGTGCAGCAGAATTGACAACTGGAGATTTCCAGAAACCAATTTCATACCAGTCTGTAGCAGTGTCGTCCCAGCTGTAAGCTACACGAGTATCAAGAACTAAGCGAACATCACCTTCAAGGTTTCCTGTAGTAGGAAGCGCAGCGAAGTTAGCGACTGGTTCTTTCCAACGGATAGATCCAGCAACGCCACCAAGATTTGAATCAAGGACGCCAATTTGAGAAGAGAGAGATTGACCATCAGTAACGTAGTTGTTTGATCCATAAACCGGAGCATCGTCAGCAGCGCCAGTAGCACCGATGAATGCAAGGTTTTGATCAGAGATGGCAGCATAGATCTTCTTGCTCTCGCCGTCAACAAGACGCATAGAGTGCAAGCCAACGATAACATCTGTTGTCTCACGGCGAGCCATGATGAACAAGTTAGTTGTAGTTGTGATCGTAGCGTTATCAACAGCAACCGGAGTAAGTGCTGCACCAGGTGCAACGCGGTTGATATCGATAGTAGCAACTTCACCAGCAGCAAGAACAATGCTTCCTGCAGGGATTGTATTTACAGAGTTAGCAAGACCTGGGATTTGAACCACAGCATCTGCATCCCAAGACAATGTCTCAGTAGCAAGATCCCATGACCAAGTTCCGCCTTCAACCAACTTAAGCATTTGGTTTTGCTTAGTGATCGTGACATCAAAGCCAGGACCAGGAGCAGAACCAGTTTCGATGATTGAACCTTCCCAGAGATAAACATCTGGAGTGTTCATTCGAATCGCAACTAAGAAAGTGTTCTCATCAACTGGAACGTCAACGATATCTGCAACAACAATTGCAGGAGTCGAAGGAGCATTACGATCGATGATTACATACGCTGCTTGGTTTTCAAGAAGCGAGATACCAGGCGCAGTTCCAGGAAGAACAACGAACGCTTGTCCGTCAGATCCAGGAGTTACGAAGGTAAGTGATGCACCAGTCGGAGAGAATGTCAACTCCTGAGCAGCACCGTTTTGAGTGTTATTGATAGAAGTGATACCGCTGCTTGGAAGAGCGCGGATCATCTTATCTTGGGCTTTATCAGCCATCATCGCAGTAAGCTTAGCTACACGAACCGTAAGGTTGTCACCAGCAATACTGTTGTAGTTCTGCATTCCATCTAGCGTGTTGTAGCTAGGCGGAACAGTATAGTTTGGAGCCGTTTGTGACAACGAATCCATACCAATGTAAAGGCGGATGTTATCAGCAACAGAACCACCAATGTCAACTGATTGACCTTGGATGATTTGCTCTACATCTCCTTCAGTGCGAACGATGATCTTAGCAAGCGTCGCTGTTCCAACAGTTTCTGTTGCAGCAGGACCTGGCATTGGGATATTGAATGAAGTAGGCGACAATACGTTAATCTTGTAAGATCCATCGTAGTTTGTCGTTCCATCAAGGATGATAGTGTCTTCAGAATTGAATCCGTGGTTAGCAGATTCTTCTTGGAAGCCATACGGAGTAGAACGAGCCGCTGTCGTGATAGTGGCATAGTGACCAGTACCAGATTCATCAGCGAAAGGTCCACCAGAAACAGTGATGTAGAAGATATCAGCTGTCTCAACTTCAACTTGGTAAGTACCGTCGAAGTTAGTAGTTCCTGCGATAGTGAGACGATCACCATCGACCAATCCATGGGCTGTTGCAGTTACACGAGCAGTCGAACCATCATGCTGGTCGATTGCAAGAGAGAGATCAGTAGTAACTGCGTTACCAATGTTCTCAATCGTGTCACTACGGATTGCAAGCCAGTGGAAATTACCACCAACGTTAGCAATCGCAGCCGAGTTCCGGTCAGAGATAATAACCTCACCCGGAAGATAAACACCCTTGTCGTAACGGCCTTTTTCAGCACCGGTAACACCAAGATATGGAGAGCCAAGGCGAACTGAACGAGCGCCTGCAGCAGTAGTCGTAGAACCACCAAGGTTTACGGCATCATAGAATTCTTCAACGCGTACCCATTTATCAATGGTATCGTTGGCTTTCTTGATGTAGTCACCTTTAGAAAGATTAGCGAAAAGACCAACGGCACCGCCGATGGTGTTAACGTAAGATTGACCATTGATCCATGAAACTGATTCATCAGTTGCATTGAATGGCAAATTACGTTGCATCGCAAGATACATAACCTGTTCGTTAGCAAGCTGACCGCTTCCTTGACGAATGATGTATGTGCGAGGATCAGAAGTCATCTTGATCTGAATGTCTTCAGTCCAAGTTAACAATCCAGGAGTAGTTAAGTCGTGGATCCACTTACCTTTAGATTTGAAAGCAGTTGCTACCGCATCATAGAAGTTAGTGATGATAGAGAAAGAAGAAGTATCGTCGTACCAGTAAGTCGTACCACCGAGTTCACGGAGTTTCGACATGATGGCATCCATCCACTCTTTAAGAGTGAGGATGTTCTTGTCAGCGCCTTGGAATGGATTTACTCCACCAGCAAGCATCTGAGTAGGCGGTTCTTGACGAGCGTATTGTGAGCCCGGTTGTGAGCGCCATGCGTAAGTATTGAAAGGATTTGGATTGATTCCACCAGATCCTAAACGGAACATCAAATCGCGAGCATCTTCGATAGCGGTAATAACAACCGGACCGACAGTGATCTTAGCGATAGGAATAGTATTAGCTGGGAAAGAACCAGTCGAAACGTTTACTTGAACTTGCAATACTGATTCAGTATTGATGTCCTGAGTAAACTCACCACCAGCACCACCGTCTTTATCTGGATCCCAGAAAGCGCGAGTATCTACTGAAGTGTTGAAAGTCGAGAAAGTAAGATAAACGTAGTTGATCGCGTTCTTGCGAAGTTCAGGAACTAGAGGAGCCGCTTGGGGATGACCTTCTTGAAGACCATGGAAGAACGAACCAGAGTTAGAACCAGGATAAAACGTAATAGAGTCAGCTACTCGGATAGAGCAGGACTGAGTGCCGATAGCATTACCAGGGTCGATAACATCGAATCCCTTCAGAATGAACGGCTTAGTGTCTCCTACGAGACCCTTTAAAAAATATTTCCAGTCGCCTGCCGCATAACTATCTAGCGACAGTAAATCCGGAAGGTCAAGACGTTCAGCTGAGCTGACTAGTAATCTACCAAGTACTGCCACACGTATCTCCTACGATCTAAATTATACTATGAATTGCCTTAGCCTGGGTCGACGCCACTACTATAGACATCCAATGTAGCATAAAGCTGCTCAGGATATCTTACCAAGAAGTTGACGAAGATACCTGCCGACTTGACAGACCTAATCAGTTCTTGGAGAATGAAGCGGGCCTCAGAAGGATCCGTGACATAAGCAGGATACTCGGAAGCTCGACCACTCATTTGGTGAGGGCCCTTACGGCTAATGGCCACAATAGGAGAGTTGGCAGCGTGGCTGAACTTAAACGTATAAGACGGGTCCAGAGCAATTGTGTTGTCTGTTGGCTTATACAAGTAGCGCACTGGGCCCTCTTGTGTGTTTCTTCCATAGTCGAAGATCAGAAAGCCGCCAGTAGCGGACATTTCATTTGATGTTGTATTCAAGAGACGTACGATCTTACCGGCTTGGATAGAATCGTTGATCTCTGCGGTGTTCGAAGAAAGGACAAACGTTGCAGCTTGATCCCAGATATAAGAACCTGTGATACGGCTAACAGTGTTTGGAATCGCGTCGGTAACGATTACTTTCGATCCTGAGTTGGCAAGACCGATACGCTCAACACGTGATGTTCCTGGAACAACAGCAGAACCGTTGCTTCCAAGCTTAACGTAGCTGAAAGTAGTTGATGTAACAGAGCTGATAACTCCACCAAGATTCAAGTTTTCACTTAAAGTAATTGGGGCAGCTACTTGAGTAGCAGAGGCTACATCGCTCATTGTAATAGTAGTTGCTGTATTCGAAACAACAGTTGTTCCAACAGGGATACCAGGGCCTGCAATGATGATGCCCGGGGCCACCCCACTCATGCTTGGTACGTTGGTAACAATGTTTGATCCAAGTGCTAAATTACCAGTCGTAGCAGCCACTTGGATACCAGAAGAACCGCCAATAGCAACAGTATCTCCAACGAGATAGCCGTGTGGTGCAGGCGTTGTTCCGGTAACGACATTGGCGTTACGTGTCAAAGAAACTAATGTGAATTCATTCAATCCAGCAGCAATTGGAAGCGCAGGGGTGATCCCAGTCAGCTGATTACCCAAGAACTTGACCGTTTCACCGGTCCCAGCGATAGATGCAGGGAAGGACGTATTAACAACGTTTCCAGTGATGCTGGTGATTCGTGTGTATGGAGGAAATGAAGGATGGATTACTTGATGTCCTTGGCCAAGACCAACTACTGACGCAAGGTTAGTAATTTGGTTAGCTCCAAGAGCAATGTCTCCAGTGGTGATCAATGACACGCGGCTAGCGTATTCATAGCGATCAACCTTATACTGAAGGCGAGTATTCATTGTGCGAGTAACAACTTGGTTTTCTGTAGGTGTAAGAATGCGTTGAGCAATAGCGTCAACACGCTCAAACCAGAACGTTCCAGATTCAGGGAATTGATAAGCATCAGTTACTTCAAGGGCGTTATTGCTGATGCGGTTAGACATCTGGCTGAAAGCACCATTAATGTGAGCTGATCCTTGAAGTGAACGCTTAACGACTGGTGGAGACGTAGGCATCTCAACGGTGATTTCACCAGGTGAGGTTTCCCATGTCATAGCACGTCTAGGGTTCAAGTAAGCTACAAACTTCTGTGGACGAACGAACTTAACGTCATCTGAAGAGGTGTTTGTAACTACGCCAACAGTGGCGAAGAGATTCTTAAATTTAATGCTGTTGTTAACTAGATCAACGTTAGTGATAACGAATGAACCTTGGTTACCAGGCAAATCAATGATGGCGATATCGCCTTCTTGAAGGAAGTTGATACCAGGATCAGCTCCGCCTGTATTTGTAAACGTAGCCTCATCACCAACTTTAGTAACGGTCCACTGTGTATTGATTCCATTTCCTGCCGTGCTAACGAATCCATCGAAACGGAGAGCAGTATTGGCACGACCACCAAGTATTCTCAAAGAGCCCTTAGATCCAACCGTGTTCGTAAACATGCGGATGAATGTATTCTTAGTGATTGAATCATAGTAAGCAGTAGCATACGAGTACTTAGTCTGACGGTTAATAGCAGCAACGATTTCATTCGCTGTGGCATTATTGATGTCAGTGAAGTCAGCGGCAGTGAAGATGATGCGGTCATCATATTGCTCATCAACAGAGAGTTCTAATTCCCAGCCATTGTTCAAATTGAACGGTTGGAAGTTAGAAGATGTGATGAACGCAGTAGTGCTTTCCTTAAAGAAGAAGATGTCAAGGAGCTGATCGATGATGAGCTTTACTTGCTTCGGCTGATAAGAAAGAACTGGGATGTATTGTCTAAATGAAGGATCGTCCATACCGACTAGGCGTGGACGAGCAATCTTATTGTTAGCTGCAAGGCGATCCAAATAAGGGCGCGAAGCAGTCTTAACAAAGAACTGCTTGCGGACTTCTGTTACCAGGTCTGCTGTATTCTGATCCTGCTCACCAATAGCATCTACTAAAGCTTTCCAATTGGTATTGGATTTGCTTGCTAGATGCTTCGGAAGCAGGTCATGAATTTGATCTATCTTGCCCTTATTACTAGCCATTAAGCGATACCAATATCTTCTGGTTGGATCGTAGCTTTTTCGTTGTTAGCGATAGTTACGCGCTCAGTATCAGGAGTAGGGTTCGTGAAAGTCACGGCTCCAACACCTTTGATATTCATGATCGCAGCAATGATCTCTGACAAGATTACGTCCTCACCAACACCCAGAGTTTGGATGTAGTTAATTACAACCGACTTGATGTTGTTAGAGATATCTCCTAAGTTAACACCTTCGTCAGTCGCAATGTTCACTGTGATAGCGATCTTACGAACTAGAGGTGGTAACGTTTCGATAGCTCCGCCAACCGCACGACGGCCAGGGAAGTTCTCAGCATCTGGCTCATACCCGTCAACAATACGTTGAACGCGGCGCAGAAGTCCAGTGTAGTACAAGTACCCATCAATACCAGTCGTGACATCAGTACTATACCCGAGTTTACCCATGTGAGTAATGCTCGTTGCATTGGCATCAGAGAACTTGTAAGAGCGGTTAGGTGGAACCATATAGATTGCACGGCGCTCAAGGTTCAAGTCATCCAGAGCCACGTTAGTGATCTGACGGACAGTAGAGAATTTGTTAACAAGAGATTCAATCAAGTAGAACGCAGCAGGATCAACTGACAACAGACGGTTTGCTTCACCGATACCTGCAGGGTTGATAACTCGTACGAACGGCTTGTAAGTGGTAGCATTAGTTCCAACTTCAGAAACCAAGAAGCTTCCGATGTTGTTAACGCTGAACCAGTTGCTGTTAACGATGTTCTGAA